AATGAGATGATGGTAATTCCTGACGGAGTAGGTGCAGTTCCACCCGACCATTTAATCGTACCACCCCAAGATACTGTGCCTGACCCTGAGTCAATAATGGTGAATGATTTACCAGCCGTAGCTGATGGCATAGTGATTGTCATCGTGCCAGAGCAATCGAATATCGTACCGTCTGTGGAAAGGTTAGGTGTGAATGATGCGGTCTTAGTTGTTTCCTGTTCGGTGATACCACCTTGTACGGTTAACTGGTCTGTGACTGTTGTTCCAGTTACATCAATGCCTGTTGAGGTGGTTGCTAGTTTTTGGGAGTTATCGTAATAGAGTGCTACTTGAGCATCTGGTTCAGCGTACAGCATCTTCTCAATGCCACCAGCTTTTCTAAGTTCTATTGAGGCAGAGCCTCTAAGGATAAGATTCCCCGTACCGCTATCGTCAATATAACTATTACTACCATCATGATAAATCTGCAAGTCATCGTCAGTACCCAGTTTAATCTTGACGTTATCGCCAACATCGTAATCGCCTGTTGCGCTTTGCTTGGTGTCTATCTGCGTTTGAATAGCTGAGGTAACGCCATCTAAGTACCCAGCTTCAGTCTGACTGACCGATGAAGGTAGATGCTCATTACCAGCACCAGTTGGATGAGTATAGTTATTAGCACTGGTTGCAATGCCATCTAGCTTTGACCCATCAGTTGCTACATCGCGCCCATCAAACGTAGAGGTAGTGGTAATAGCACCCGTCATTGCTCCACCAGACAAGGGTAAAACACTAGCCCCTGAGACAGCCGCAACAATCCAAGCAGAGCCGTCCCAAACTTTCATCTCATCTGAAGTGGTGTTGAAGTAAAGATCACCAGTAGTTAGCGCACTACCGTCATTGTCTACAATTGGGTCAGACGATTTCGCCCCCAAGTAAGTATCGTCAAAAGTATCTGCCGCTAACTCTGCCGCAGTCTGAGCCGCTTGTGCCGCAACTTTAGCTGTATCGGCATTAGTCGCTGAGGTTGCCGCATTTGTTGCTTGGGTAGTTGCTGTTGTTGCAGAAGTTGCCGCATTTGTTGCTTGGGTAGTTGCTGTTGTTGCCTTAGTAGTTGCTGTTGTTGCAGAAGTTGCCGCATTAGTTGCTTGAGTAGTTGCCGTTGTTGCAGAAGTTGCCGCATTAGTTGCTTGAGTAGTTGCCGTTGTTGCAGAAGTTGCCGCATTGGTCGCAGACGTAGATGCGGCTGATGCTTTGGTAGTTGCCGTTGTTGCAGAAGTTGCCGCACTGGTCGCAGACGTAGATGCGTCTGATGCTTTGGTAGTTGCTGTTGATGCAGAAGTTGCCGCGTTTGTCTCTGCGGTCTCAGCATTTGTCTCTGCGGTCTCAGCATTTGTCTCTGCGGTCTCAGCATTTGTCTCTGCAAGTTCTGCCGCTGTCTGTGCTGTTTGAGCCGCAGTTTTTGCAGTCTCAACATCCGCTACATTGATTGCCAGCGACCACTTACTTGCCGCTAAGTCTGTGGCGAATGTTCCAGCCGTGTGACCTACGAGACAAAAGTATAAATTCTTTGTTGATGAATCCCTTACTGTGTCGTGTAGGACATAAGCAGTGGAGGTTGTCCAATCGCCTTCCCAGTTATAAGGTTGGTATAAAACTAAGTCACCTGAAGAGTCAAACCCTACAGTTTTGCTGGCACGATTTGCCGCTGACTCAGTGATAAGTTGGTCAGTAGTTGTTCCAACTGGGAGTTTAACAGACCTAGTAGTTACTAACTCTACGTTATCAAACCCAGACTCAGCAGAATCAACCCTGTCGTTTATGTCGCTTGCTCTGGCTGTTGTGCCAGATACTAAATCGCTCGGTTTTGTATAAAAATTACTCACCTAATTAACCCTCTCATTGAATAGTTTACTCGGACACCCTGAACAGTAAATGAAGGGTCTGTAGAACTAGAGTGGTAGATTAAAAAACTAACATTAGTACCAGAACCACTAAGCCCAGTTTCCGCTTGCGCCACTACGTTAGAAGACCATGTAAATGCCCCCCAGTTTGCAACATCCCATAGACCACCAGAACCATGAACGACAACATCACTTGAAATAGTAGACGAGCCACTTCCGTAATCGTAATCAGCAACCATTTTTAAGGTAGCGGTACTGCCAGCATCAAGGTCAAGAAATAGCCGTCTGAATCTTTTTTGTCTGTGGGGAGTGGCAATAGATGTAAAAGGCAATCGCAAATAAGACTTAATGGCAGTTCCAGCAAAAGATTCGCCTGTATCTAATTCCATAACACTACCATCAGAGCAACCCATGTACTTCTCTGATAATGCTGTTGGAGTATGCCCTAATAACCAAGTTGTCCAACCCACCACACTATTGTTAATTACAGTTGCAACAGCGGTAGTCTTATCATTGAAGAATAGCCTGTATTGACCCTTCTTATAGTTAACAGAAGACCCTACAACAGAGGAAGCCCTACTATCCAAGTGGGGAGTTATGGGTGTGGATAAAGAGGCGGTACTAAAATCACCAAATGACTGTGTAGTATGCAGGGAGGTTATGTTCCTTCCGTTAAACCAGAGCAACCCAGAATCAATAACTTCTGCGGTTCTTGAGACTACCCCCAACTCAGTTGAAAAGGACTTTAAATCCCAATCAGCACTAGACGTTCCATATAAGATTGAAACGTCATCTGCCCCAGAGATAACTAAGGCGTTACCACGCATTGAATCTATATTCGTAATCTCAGTACCAATTCCCAATTCCCCAGCACCCGTATTCAACGTCCATGATGTCGGATCGCCCACACCAGAATGTTGAATTGAACCCCCGCCAAAAGACAAAAATAGGTGGTTCTTATGGATTCCAACGTGGGTTGGGGTATCCGTAGTCATTCCAGTAGTTAATTGGGTGAACGTAGTCCCATCAAATTGAAAAGCCTTATTCTTACCATCAACCCCATACATCTTTCCTGTCGCGGAAGACCCCGTAAAGTTGTGGTTAACAAACTCAAAATCACCACTGGCTACTAAGGTTGGAGTTGTAACTGCCGTCCACCCAGAGGACGTTGCTTTGTGCATAATACAAGCTGTACCAGCCGCATTGTTTCTGAAGGCATATAGGACACCATTAAATTCCCAAACACCTAAGATACCCCCCGAACCAGAGACAACTGACGCAGACGAAGAACCATCATAAAGGGCGTACCCATCCATCCTCCGATAGCCCCCAGAAACAGCCGCCTCATAATTTTGTGCAACAATAGCCTTGCCAGCGGGGATAGACATGGCGGGTGAAGATAAATCTAAACCACCCTTCAATGCCCATGATTGAGTCTGAACTGTCATGCTAAAGGCACACTAGCTACATAAGGATTAGGTATAGACTCGGATGACAAGTCTGCTAACCGCATCATCAACTGCCTACTGGCATCTTGGTATAATTCAGGAGCATCTTGCTCTGCCGCTAAATACAACATGGCTTGATACAGTATCACTTCATGGTGTGCTGTAGGTAGGATAGGTATGTCCGTGTTAGCGGATAGAACTTGGGGGGTTCTAGTGTACTCAAAACTCACCTTAGATATTGTGTCTGGTACGGAGTTGAATTTTAAACTTCTATCTGGTTTGATTGTGAATTGAGTAGGCGTACCCGATGACGATAGTGTGTTATCAAAAGTAGACCACGGCACATACTTCAAATAGAACTTACTGTCCCCAGATGTTGTGGAATGAATTAGGGATGCATAACTCCAACGTCTAAGAGATGGAGATAAAGATAAGTCATCATCAGGGTGGTACGTCTGCTTATCTACTATTGTATTAAAGCTAGACTCACCCCATAAAAAATTCCAATCTCTCTTGTTTTGGACTTCAACCCAAGCGCGAGACACCCAATCAACAACCTTTCTCTGCATACCAGTTTGACCTGTAACAGAAGAAACCCCAGACGCTTCAATTCCAGCCTCTTTGATAAGTGTGTCGCACAAGGATAAATAATTCATTTAAGCCACTTTTGTATATGGGAATCGCTTGATGTCACGGGTAACTTCCTCACCCTTCTCATCACGCTCAAATCGGGTAATGACTGCATCGTCAATAACCCCTAAAACTTCTTTAGGAAGAGATACCTCTTCTTCGCGTTTTACTTGGTACGCAACACCATTTAACTGTACGAAAATATCACCAGTTTCATCTGACGTATTGTGGAAACTGACTTTTGTTCGACCCGTAGAAATCTTGTTTAACTCTTCTAAATCACTATTAGCTTGCGCCTTCTTTGAAGGGGCAATATTCTTTTTTTCAGACATAGATACCTCTATATAATTTTTCAATAAGCATAAAAAAACCGCCCGTTAAGGCGGCTTTCTCACAGTTTAGA